AGGCGAGTAAGGATAAATTAACAAATCCAATACTGGAATACAACAGGTCAGGGTTTCCAGTTTCCGCTCTAGCGGCAGACTTGGTAAAATCTCATCACTCAGAGAGTCTGAAGTTGTTTGAAAGTCTGCTTGATGCGGGTGTCTGCAGGGAACAGGCCAGAGGTATCCTCCCTCAGAATTTATACACCAAATATTATGGAACTGTTAATTTACACAACCTTCTTAAGTTTGTGCAGCTGCGCTCACATGAGGGCGCCCAGTGGGAGATCCAACAGGTTGCCGAGGCATGCCTGGAGATTGTAGAGGGTCTGTTCCCACACTCAGTACAATCATTTATATTGAATAAGATGGAGGAGAGATGATGCCAGTCTCAATGCTAGCACTCTGTGCAATTATCGGCAGCAGTTTTGGACTTACAGATTCTTCATCACGCAGAGCGTGCTCTTATGTTCCAACAATAATTGCAGAAGCAGAAAAGAATGACATTGAACCATCTCTCTTGGCGGCCGTAATTATGGCCGAGAGTTCGTTTGTACCGTGGGTCACTTCGACAGCGGGAGCCTGTGGACTCACTCAGGTAATACCTAGATGGACAGGCGGACCAGAAACCAAAAATAGGAAATACACTTGCGAACAGTTGAAGAACCCAAAAGTAGCAATAAAGGTAGGCGCCCAAATCCTATCTTACAATATAAGGGTTTATGCCAAGGGTAATGTAAACAAGGGGTTGTGTTTTTATAGTGCTGGCACGATCTGCTTGCGCTGGAAGAATTCTTATGATAGAATGCATTATATTAAGATTGTGAAGAAATATAAATCTATCTTAGATGAAGATGGATGTTGAGATAGGGAGCGTACGAGGAGGTACCATGAAGACAAGAAGTGTTTTTATATTCTATGGCGTTTTTGCCTTGGGTTTGTTTGGGGTTTATCAGTATAAAGGGGCAGAGCGTCAAGAGAGGGCGAGAGAAGCAGAGATTCAATCTCAAGCACTCAATGAAAGTATAGATCGTATAATTGAAAAATCAGATACTGTACTGAGGATTCTGGAAGCGACACAAGCAGATCTCGAAGAAACTTCAAAAGATCTAAATGAAGTAAAGGGAATCCTTAAGTTGAGAAACAAAAATGAAAAGTAGAATTTTGTTCTGTATGCTATTTGTTGTTGCTTGTACAGATACGACGCCCAGCGGGACTGCACCAGCACCAGATGTACAAAGAATGGTGATTGTTGATTCCTCTGTTGACACTCAGATTGTTGAAATCCCAGATATCACTGTAGATGCTTGGGTGGACCCCTGTGCTAATCTTGCGAACACTGATGATTTATATTGCACCTGCAATCCGACTTGTTGCCAACGCCAAACTTGGTACTGTCCACCTACGGGAACAGAGATTCAGGCAAAATATGCAATCCTAGACATTTGTGGAGAGGATTTGATTCCCTGTGATAGAAACAGAGATCCAAACTGTCCACCAGCAGAGATTTTAGAGGAATCTGAATGTGTACACGCATTCGACTGTCCTCCTGGGATAAACGAAGACTTCACGATGTATTATGATTGTGAAATAGATGGCACCACAGGTAGACAGGAAGTTAAATGTGATAAGGGCAGACTTTACTACGGAGAGTGTATTACTTGTTTCGAAGAAGAAGAGGTCTGCGATAACCAAGATAACGACTGCGACGGTAATGTTGATGAAAACCAGTTAAATGCCTGCGGTGGATGCGGTCAGGTCCCAGAAGACATTTGTGATGGACTAGACAACGATTGCGATGGTACATCTGATGAACAACTCATTAGAGAGTGTTCAACTGTTTGTAACTCAGGTTTAGAAATATGTGCAAACGGCAGCTGGATAGGTTGTACTGCTCAAAGACCTGTACCTGAAGCCTGCGATGGCGAAGACAATGACTGTGACAATCTAGTTGACGAAGGTTTAAACTGTCAGTGTCCACCAGACTCAGTAGGCGCCCTCGTCCCCTGCATGGAACCTCCCTTAACTTGCGGAATGGGATTTAAGACTTGTGAGTGTGTCAACGAGGAATGCCAAGTCACCCAGATGACCGAGTGTTTTGCTCTTTGCCACTGGGTTCCTGAGCTAGATCCTAATGAGGAGTGTGATCAGTTTGTAGGAGTTCCCATGAACCCTGAAATGTGCAACGACTTCGATGAAGACTGTGATAGTTTGATAGATGAACAACTTGTTAGAGATTGCTACACTGGACCTGAAGGTACTTTAAACGTGGGAATTTGCACAATGGGTGAACAATCTTGTAACAGAGGTCAGTGGTATGGAGCCCATCCATCACAGGGTCAAGTCGTTGACTTCTGCGGAGGCGAAACCTTACCACAGGAAGAGATCTGCAATGGAGCAGATGATGACTGTGATGGCATTGTAGACTACGGAGAAGAAATTCCAGAAACAGACATTTTATTTTTAGTAGACTGGTCTGGTTCTATGGAGAACTATATCAATGCAGTGAGAATGGCAATGAATAGGTTTGCTCAGAATTTCGCAGCAGAAGATAAGTTAAAGTGGGGATTGATAGTCGGACCTAAAGGGATCCCTAGTCCTACTGGCACACAAGAAATGCTTATTATGGAATCCAACATTACTGAGTTTGATCAGTTCCTGACAGCTTTTTCCAACGTAGGTCGGTTTGATAATTCTACAGGCAATGAGCAATTTAAGGATGCTATCTTACTTGCTCTACAAAACATCTCTGGTAATGTTAACTATAACTTTGCTCAAGCGACGTGGGCTAATAGAATGGGTTCAATCCCAGAATTAAAATTCTTCAAGGTGAACTGGAGACCAAACGCAGATAGAATTATTGTCTTATTTAGTGATGAGTATGCACAGTCCTACTTGGTTCCAACTGTCACTGCGGATCAAGTCTTGGAAGCACTTGAATCTACTCCGAACTTAAAGTTTTATGCTTTTGCAGAGAGGCGCTCTCGTGTTTGGAATAACTATGTAACAAGCGGCAATGGAACTATTTTTGAACTATCTCGTAACCAACAGCAAATGTATGATGACTTAATGTCTATCTTGGATGACATTTGTTTGGGATCATCTGAGCAGGAGGCAACGTACGTAACACCTTCAGGGTTCATGAACGTCTCTGGGGTTGCAATAGATGAATCATATGGTTCCAGGTATGATTTTGCCATGGGTATGTGCTATTGATACTCGATGAGGTTATAGTCGGACAGGATGTCTGCGCTCTCATGAAGTCTTATACTGAAGAGGTGCCGATAATTCTGCCCCGACATCAACTACCAACTGTCGATCTCAAATTTGCCAAGCAGGTAAGGGTAGGTCAGCTGACCACTACAAGACATTCAGAGGCATGGTCTATGCTTAAATTCTTGTGTGGGATGAAGGGGTTGATTATCAATCCATTTGATTTGGAATATGTGAGAATAGAGGAAGACTTACTTAAAATTAGAGGAACCGACATTCAGTTTCAAAAATGTCACATCTTTCCACACAGCGCAATCAAAGTAGATCTGGAAGTATTGGCAACAGAGGGTCGAGATTCTTATAAGATTATCGATTTTATGAGGTTGAAATTTTGTGATGCATCTAATTTAGTTCCCGTTTTTCCAAATGGCAGTTTTATTTCGAGGATCGAGTCCACGGGAAAGAAAGAGATTTTCTCTGTATCCTTCTTAACGAAAGAACAGTTGACAGACTTTGATTATTCTGATACAATGGTTAGGTTCATTACTCAGAAGTTGTTAATGGAGCAGGGAGGAGTACACAGACCTTTAATCCACAAGGGTGGCACAGCAAGAAGGAAGCCCAAATTGGAAGTAATGGAAAGAATGGTTGTCTCGATGGAGGAGACAGTATATAAGAGTACCAAGAAGATAAAGTTTTATGACAGAAAGAAACGAAGCAACATTATCGAAGCATATAGCAGGCATCATTCCAGTATCGAAGGTTGATTCTGATATAGATTTAGTACTCCACCCAGGCATGTTGCCGATTGCAAATAACTTCTATGCTATACAGAGAAGTATTGTAGAGTGTTCGTATGTTGGGTGCAAGACCATATGGGTAGTTTGTGATGAGTCTATTGCACCACTCCTTAAGAGTGTTTGCGGGGATTTTGTTCTGAATCTTGCTCAACATGAGAGAGCAAAGTTTGCTAACTTCCCCCAGGAGAACAGGACATCGGTACCAATATTTTATGTACCGATATCATATAAGAACATGAACAAAAATGGAATCGGCGTTTCGGTTATGGAAGGCGTTAATGCAAGTTTCACGATCAGTGACAAGATATCTAAATGGATAGTGCCATATAGATACTACGTGTCTATGCCCTACGGAGTGTATGACCCAAGGAACATAGAGGCTAGGGGGTTGATCAAGCAAAATGAATCTTTCTTTTATACACACAATGGGGAAAGCGCCTTAACTGGACATCATATGGGGTTTAGTTTTAGTGTAAGACAATTTAAGCACTGCTCTTACTTATTTAAAAGAATCGATGTAAAAAGTGATTATACACTTGACTTAGTTTTTGGTGATGATATAATGAGTGACAACAGTTGCTCAATTGAACTAGATACATATAAAGATATTTCGTCGTGGGAGGGTTATCAGGATATGATGAGAGATCCCCTCAAAATTGGAACAGATTGGAGATACTGTTTCAGCGCGGCAATTAAAATGAAAGGAAACAGATGAGAAAGCAACCAGAGATACCATTTGTGGGACTACATGCCCACTCAGTAGCTGGGTCAATATTCGACGCACTCGGATACCCCCAGCAGCACATGGATTATGCCTACGATAACGGCATGGATGCCCTTGCTCTTACGGATCACGGTAATGCAAACGGTCTTGCTTACCAGGTCATTCACGCGAAGAAGATGATGTCCGAAGGAAAGGAGTTCAAACCAATATTCGGTTGTGAAGCATATTTCGTGCCAAGTGTTGCAAACTGGAAAGAGGATTACAATAGAATAAAGGAAGAGGCGAAAAATAAGAAGCAACTTGAATCAACTCAGTCTGGCGCAACGATAGAAGATGAGGCGTCCAAGAGAAAAGTAAAGTCTATTTTGAACAGAAGGAGTCACCTTATACTGTTGGCGCAAAACCAAAAAGGACTTCAAAATATATTCAAGATGATCTCCAAGTCTTATGCGGGCGATAACTTCTATCGCTATCCAAGAATTGACTACGCTATGTTAAAGAAGCATGGCGAGGGAGTCATTGCCGCTTCGGCTTGTTTGGGTGGTGTCTATGCGACTGATTATCGAGCAAACATAGAATTTGGTGAAGACGCGGTACTCGATGCGTTTAGGAAGACTACACAAAAGATGCAGTCTATCTTTGGCGATAGATGGTATGGGGAGTTGCAATGGAATAATGTACCAGAGCAACACGCTCTGAATAAGTTCATCATACAGATGCATTATGAGTTTGGTATTGAATTGATTTCAACTGCAGATTCTCATTACTACTCTCCCGACGCATGGAAGGATAGGGAACTTTATAAGAGGTTAGGTTTCCTTGGACGAAAGGTGGAGTGGATGAGTGAAGACCTGCCTGTCGATACAGACGAGATTGGATACGAACTTTACCCCAAGAACGGAGATCAGATGTGGGAGAGTTATAAGAAGTATTCAAAAGAGTGCGGCGTAGAGTATGACGACAACCTAATAATGAACTCCATATCCAGAACATATAGCATTGCTCATGAGCGAATTGAAACTTTCATGCCAGACAATACAGTTCGACTTCCAGACTTTGTCGTTCCAGAGGGAGAGACTGCAGGTCAAGCATTAGCGATATTGTGCGTTGAGGGCGCGAGAGAGAAGGGTTTTGCTGATAAACCACACTATATTGAAAGATTAAGATACGAGGCAAACGTAATTGAGGATAGAGGGTTTAGTAAGTACTTTCTCACCATGAAGAAGATCGCCGAAGAAGCGACGAGAATGCAGTTAACAGGCGCAGGAAGAGGTTCTGCTGCGGGTTCTCTGGTTGCTTATGCCTTGGGTATCACACAGGTAGATCCGATCCGTTACGGACTGCAATTTGAGCGTTTTTTGACAAAAGGCGGATCTGGTTATCCTGATATCGATTATGATGTTTCGGACCCGATGGTTCTCAAAGAGCATCTCATTGGCGAATGGGGCGACGACGTGGTTGTCCCCATAACAAACTGGAACACATTACAACTTAGGTCGTTAGTTAAAGATATTTCAAAATTCTACAAGATTCCATTCCCAGAGGTAAATGCTGTAACCAACAAGATGGTTTACGAGGCAACCCCTCTTGCAAAGAAGGCACATGGTATCACCGCTGGTGTTTATAGTCCAACCTTTGAAGAGCTTATGCAATATTCAGAATCGCTACAGAGGTTTTTAAATAAATATCCAGAAGTAGAAACACACGTAAACGCACTGTATGGACAGACTCGTTCAGCATCTCGTCATGCTGGCGGTGTAGTAATTGGCGAGAATTTAAATGAGTGGATGCCACTTATTAACTCTGGCGGGGTTCGACAAACACCATGGTCAGAGGGTCAAAACGTTCGACACCTAGAGACGATGGGGTTTATTAAGTTTGATATCTTGGGTCTCGCATCGTTGCGTATGATCGAAGATGCGATCAGGCATATACTAGTTAGGTATGAGGGTGTTAGTGATCCTACGTTTGAGGACATTAAGGATTTCTATGAAACTAAGTTACATCCAGAGAAGATTGATTTGGGTGACGAGGAGGTTTGGAAGAATGTCTTTCATGAGGGAAAATGGGCCGGAATATTCCAATTTACAGAAAACGGGGCACAAGATTTCTGCAAGAATGGTCGCCCGAATAATATTACGGACCTTGCCGCCATTACTTCTATTTATCGTCCTGGCCCGTTGTCTGCGGGCGTGGACAAGATGTACATCGGCGCTAAAGAGAATCCTGAAGAGGTAGAGTATCTCAATCAATATGTAAGAGATGTCACCGAAGAGACCTATGGGTTCCTGATTTTTCAGGAGCAGATTGCTATGCTTGCTCACAAATTGGGCAAGAACTTGTCACTCGATGAGGGTAATAAGTTGCGCAAGTTGCTCACAAAGAAAGGTACAGGCGCTGCACAGGTAGAGATGGATAAGATCTACGATAAGTTTAGGCGAGGTTGCCTAGAGAAAGGAATGAAACAACATGAAGCGAAGGAGTTGTGGGACAAGTTCGAGTATTTTTCTGGTTACGGTTTTAATAAATCTCATGCTGTCTCCTATTGCGTGCTTTCTTTTCAATGTGCTTATCTTCTTAATTATTATCCAGAGTGCTGGTTAGCTGCCTTCTTGGACAAGGAACCTGATAAGCGCAAGGAGCGCGCAATCAACGTTGCAAAATCTTATGGGTATAAGATTGAACCACTTAATGTGAATACTTCTGGTGTCAGGTGGGAGATCAGTGAAGATGGTAAGACATTGATTCAACCACTCTCTTCCATAAAGGGATTGGGTATGACCGCTATTCAGCAGATAATAGACAACAGGCCCTTCAATAAGATTGAGGAGTTCCTGTTCAATGATAACATTATCTATTCAAAATTAAACAAGAAGGCAGTCTCTGCACTCTGTTTGAGTCAGGCACTGAACTGCTTGATGGATGAGAGGTTTTCGGGAATGAAACACTTCTGGTCTGCAGTTGCAGTTGAGCGACCACGCAAAGAGAAAAACCTAGAAGACAACATTGAGAAGTTTGAACCAGAGGGGGACTTCACAGATGAGGAGAAGTTACAGTATCTAGTGGATCTAGTTGGGATCTTTCCCATGAGTACGGTCATGAATGAGCAGCTGCAGAGCAAGATAGACGAGTTGATGATACCACCCATTTCAGAGTTCGATGCGGAACTCCAGGTTTGTTGGTTTATTCCAAGAGAAGTCTTGCAAAAGAAAACAAAAAATGGTAAATTGTTTTATGTAGTTAAGGTGATCGATTCCAACTCTGAGGAGAATACAATCAAGTGTTGGGGTGTCGACCCAAACAAGGATAAGGTTTATGTGAACAGGCCCTACATGGCACGCCTTCACTGGGATGCACAGTGGGGTTTCAGCACTAGATCAGTTAGAAAAACTTTTAGAATGTTAGCATAGGAGGAAACACAATGGCTAAATTAACAGGATTCGCTGCCAAGATGATGGCAGACCAATACAAACAGGCATTAACCAGCAAAGGTTATGCATTTTTTGAGAACGGAGACCTCAACTTGAACATCATTGGAGTTCGTAACGACTCTGGTGACGCATCAAAATTTGATGACTCAATTAACGTTATCTATAAGGTGGACGGAGAGTGGGTGGCGGATGTCTACCCAGTAACTACCGAACCAGGTACTTCTATTTTGAGATGGCCATTAAAGGCAGTAGCGCACAAGGGTACTGCAATTTTGGTTCCTGGGCAATACAGGAGCACTTACAAGATCGACTGGCATGGTAATAGTCAAAAGGGACATACCGCACTATGTCAAAGAGGCGGTAAGGTGAGCGTATGGAGAGACAACAACAGAGATACAACTCCAGACTATCACGGACCAGAAGACGAGGGTTGGTACGGTATTAACATTCATAAGCACCGTGGTTCGGATGCACGAGTTAACACTGGCGGTGTATCAGCAGGTTGTCAAGTGTTCCAAAGTAGTGTGGACTTTGCAGAGTTTATGGAGACATGCGAGGACGCATCTGATAAGTATGGAAACAAATTTACTTATACACTCTTAGAGGAGAGGGACTTGAGTGGAGGCACCTGCGAAGCATGACAGAAAAGAAGAGAACTATATTTTGTGATATTGATGGCACCATCTTTAAATATCGTAAGTTTGAAGAACTGAAGACGACAAAACCAGAACTTACACCTGGCGCGTTGGAAAAATTAAAGACTTGGAAGAGGGAAGGATGCATGATTATCTTCACTACTGCAAGACCTGAAGAATACAGAAACCACACAGTAAAGGAGTTGTTGTTGAATGACGTCCCGTGGGATAAGTTGATCATGGGCATTGAGCGCGGCGCAAGATATTTGATAAATGATATGGACCCCAGTAAACCTCGTTATGCTAGATCCATAGCGTTCAGCATCAGAAGGGATGAGGGGTTGAAGAGAGTGGTGGTAGGACCATCTGAGGAGATTTTGAGATGAAAGAATTTGTTAGAGTTTACAAGACAAGACCAACGGCACAGGTTCCAGTGCGCGCACACAAGACTGACGCAGGAATGGACTTCTTCTTCTGTCCAATGGACAATGCAATACAACGATTGGAACCAGGTAAGAGTTGTCTGTTGGAGACTGGCGTGAAGGTGGAGGTACCACCAGGGTGTATGCTTCAGATCATGAACAAGTCGGGCATCGCTACAAAGACACAGTTGATCACGGGTGCTTGTGTCGTGGACGAAGGGTATGATGGAGAGATCTTCGTAAACCTCCAGAACATAGGTAAGGACATTCAATATATCGAACCTGGTCAAAAAATCGCCCAGGGAGTTTTTGTGAGAATTGAAAAACCAGAACTATGGGAGATCAAAGAGGATAGTATCTATGGAAGCAAGACATCGAGAGGCGGCGGTGGTTTCGGGTCCACGGGCGTATGAGTGCTACAAGAAAACTAAAGAGAGCGAGAAAGAAGCAAGCAGAAAAAGACATGCAAGTGAAAATTGGATTATTTGACAAAATACCAGATCATTGCTTGACTTGTCTCGCTCCCTATGATAGGATGAATAAAGAACAAGTAAAAACGTGGAATGTTGTGGTCAGGGAGAAAGAGGGTCGAGTAAACCTGTATTGTCCAGATTGCTGGTCCAGCGCAACGAATCTCCTTGAGGAGATAGGAAAAGAATTAAATGAAAAGACAAACACATAGTTTTGATGACGTCTTGTTAGTGCCTCAATTTAGCGACGTGGAGTCGAGATCAGAAATTGACCTCACCCGCCAGCTGGGGAACAGGACGTATTACTTGCCAATCATATCAAGTCCGATGGATACGGTAACTGGGTTGCGAATGGCAAGCACCTTTGGAGAGTTGGGCGCCCTTGCAATAACACACAGATATTGCACTAAAGAAGAGCAAATTCAGATGACCCCTTCTAACGCAGCTGCCGCCATTGGTGTTTCTGGTGATTTCATGGATAGGGTCAAGTCTCTTAATGATGCGGGTGTTTCGACTTTCTGTTTAGACGTCGCCCACGGACATCACGTTTTGGTTGAGAGGGCCCTGAAAACGATTAAAGACAAGTATGGTGAGGAAGTTAATGTCATCGCTGGTAACGTCGCCACACCGAAGGCATACGTTGCCCTCTCGGAGTGGGGCGCAGATGCAGTAAGGATTGGAATTGGTGGTGGATCAATCTGCTCAACCAGAGTCCAGACTGGTCATGGTGTCCCAACTTTTGAATCGGTGTTGACTTGTAGTTATGAGGACGGCGCAGTGATTATTGCTGACGGCGGCATAAAGACTGCAGGCGATATAGTCAAGGCTCTTGCTGCAGGAGCAGACTTTGTGATGCTGGGGTCAATGTTAGCTGGCACAGACGAAAGTCCTGGAGAGACCTTTCAGAGTACTGATGGTAGTAAATATAAGGTCTATAGGGGAATGGCATCAGTGGAAGCACAGCAGGATTGGCGCGGATCTGCCAGGTCTCTTGAGGGTATTTCCACTACGATTCCATATAAGGGGTCGGTTGTGGGGATAGTTGAAAGTTTAACGCAGAATGTAAGATCAGGTCTTTCATACTCTGGAGCAAGGAACATAACCCAACTTCAGGCCAAGGCAGAGTTTATTATTCAGTCGAATGCTTCTCAGATAGAGAGCAGTACGCATATACTTAGGAGGAACTAGTGTGGACGAAGTTTGTACGATCGAACATAATTGGGATCTGGTAGCTACCGCAATAGGTACTTCGCTGATCTTCGCGGCAATAGTTGCTACGCTCTTTTGTTTGCAAGACTTTATTCGATACATTAGGGAGAGGTATTTCGATTGAGATATTTGTTGTTGATGGTGGTACTTGGTTGTGGTGACAATTCCACAGTAGAGGAACCAGTTACTAGATCTCTCGGTATACAGGTTTGTTACAACCCGTCTTCCGTATGGCATCTATCGGAGTGCAACGCGAATTGTACTTTGGGGGACTATACGGGTACGGCGATGTGTTTTGCGATAAGTGAAACAATCTGTCAAAACCCTGATCAGGAGCATATCAGGAGAGCGTGTGGGTTATATCGTGGGTTATTATAGGTACGGCCAGGAAGAAAAAAAGATAACTTTCGCAGACACAGACAAGAGGCATGCGGAGTTGAGACTTAAGTTAAGGAGGGATGGTATAAGTCAGGTCGACTTCTTTAAGTCTATGGTTACAGGGTACATTAACAATGATCCAAACATTTTGATGTACATTACAAAAGTAAAACAGGAGAAGAGCAAAATTGGAAAAAAGAAAATTGAGAGACAAAACAAAGACATTGAACAAGGCAATCAAACCCTGCGAGATCTGGGAATCACCGATCAGGATATTGACTTTGTCTTTGATTTGATTGAAAGAGGAGAAGATGACGCCGAATGAGTTGCTTACCAGAATGCGCCAAAAAATGCAAGTTGTCGGGGATCGGATGCCCCAATACCGATTGCAGGCAATGGATAGATTACGAGAAGGAGAACAACTGCTGTTTAGTTTCGATAGAAGAAAAGGGCAAGGATGGATCCGACAAGGGATTAACTCTACATGAGTGTGCAGAACGACTACAGATAAACTATTTAAAGGTGAGGCAGATAGAAATTAATGCACTAAGGAAACTATCTAACAAGAAAGAGACGCAGGATTTACTGGAGGATTTGAAGGATGAATTTTAATCTCCTTTTTGTAAGTTTCGACTCTATTTATTAATGTTAACAAAAAACACTATTTTCATAAGGAGAATGACATGTCAAATGAAAACAAGAAAGCACTCTTAAACGAGGCAACAACCAAGAGGTTCTGGAAACTAGCAGGACTTAAACCAATTCACGAAAAGGCGTTTGTCTTTGGTGAGGAAGAAGAGATCGAAGAGGCAACGGAAGAGACTGTTGAAGAAGAGATCGAAGAGGCAACGGAAGAATTAGAGGAAGAGACCGTTGAAGAGGGCGGACTAGACTACGCAGCTGAGGATGATATGGCTGCTGAAGAGCCAGGACTCGAAGACGATTTAGGTGCTGAAGAAGGTCCAGAAGAAGGACAGGATGTTGAGGTTGATATCCCAGAGGGTGATGTTGCTTCTTTACAGACTGCTCGCGATATCCTCGACCAGATCTTGTCTGCAGTAGGCGGCGGCGAAGAGGAGTTAGGTGCTGAAGAAGAACCTGCTCTTGATGAGCCAGCACCTGAAGAGGCACCACTCGACGACGAAGAGGCAGCACTTCAGGAAGTGGATCAGGAAGAACTCGAAGAGATCGCAGAGCGCATCGCAAACAGAGTTGCAAAGCGAATCTCTGAATCACTTGTTAAAAAAAGCAAGTAATCTGATTTTTGACTTGACCCCACCATAAGGACTTGGTATTATAAGACCATGGAAATAACCTATTCATTATTTTGGTTCGTAACTGGAGCAGTGCTCACAAGAGCACTCTCCAAGTTTATGCACGCAAAGGAACAGCGAGACATGATTGTGAAGATCATGGCACAGTTCCTGTTGATTTCGCAAGATTTCAGAGAACAACTTAGGATTGCATTCGAGATGAAGAAAGGACATCTTGAAGAGTCGGGACTTTCAGAGGAAGAGATCTCAAAACTTTGTGCCAACGAAGAAGAGGTCGTGCGCAAGTGGACTCTGGTATGCACAGCGATTATATTGAGAGGTGCACCAAAGAGTTATATAGAATACTTTCAGGAAACAGATTTTAAAGATTTTAAACAATAGGAGTAAGCATGGATATCGTTGCTTGGAGAGAAGTTAGGAATGACGATAAGACCGTCGTATGTAGAATACAATTAAGATATAAGGATGGTCGAAAGGTCAAGACTTTATTAAGGGAGTTGGGTGAGTGGAATGAATGTTCTACGGGATTTAGTCCAAAGCGAAAGGAATCGATCCTTATTTTGCAAAGAGAATTTCAGAATGATAATAAGTGGAAGTCGTTCTTAAGAACTTTCCCGTTCAGAATTGTCGAAAAAACACCAACAGACAAGGAGAGAGTTTACAATGCCAAGAAAGTTATCTAAGAAGGTCGAAGCACCAGAGGGATTGATAAACAATAGTTTTGGAGAATTCGTAGTGCCGAGAAAATCTTCCAAAAAGAAGAAAAAGAAGAAAGAAGAGACCCTTGAAGAATTGGCAAATGATTTTGCCGATGAAATCATTGATTCTGGAAAGCAACCGATATACATCATCAATAACATTGCAGGTAAGGACGACAAGGACGATATACGAGCAATCAATTGTTATGGGGACATCTCAGAACGAATGGCGGCCGAGGTTGTCCAGGCAATGCTTTACTTTGATCACTCCAAGACATCAGTTGTGGAGACTGAAGATGGCAGTATGGTTGAGGTGAAGAAACCTTTCAAGTTGTACGTCTCCACTCATGGAGGTATTGTATCTGATATGTTTTCTATCATTGATATTATGAGTACAATCAAGCAAGGTTGCGACATCGAAACGATTGGTATCGGTAAAGTAATGTCAGCAGGGGTGTTGATCCTTGCCAGCGGTACAAAGGGGCGAAGAAAGATCGGCAAGAACTGCAGAGTGATGCTTCATAGTGTCATTAGTGGACATCACGGTTCGTTTCCCAATATTGAGAATGAAATGAAGGAAACTAAAGAGTTACAAAACATGTATTTTGATTACCTCTGTTCATGCACGAAACTAACCAGGAACAAGATTAAAAAGTTACTTTTAAACAACGTTGACGCCTATTTATCTGCAGAGGAAGCGATCAAATACGGGATCGCAGATGATTATCTATGAGTGATTTAGATCTTTTAGTTGAGTTGTTCGCCAAGGCAGGAAAACCTGTAGTGGAGAACAAGGAAGAACCAACAGCAATAAAGTATCAACCAATTGTTATGGACTTTAACTGGATGAACGATGCAACAGACGCAACCAAACCAGAAAGTTTAAAAAGACTTCAGACAGCTGTCGCAAACGTTGTTCCTGGAAGCATTGCAGAGTTGAGTAGTTTTATTCAGCAAATGAACCAGTTCTTAACTGAAGAGATAGATATCAACGATCATGTAGCATCTATCGCTAAGGTTGATGTCTTACGCACTTTGCACAATCTGTTGTCCGCACCAAATCAATCAGCCAAAGGGTATCAGTTTGAGCACCTTCTGGCTGAGATCTTCGGTGGTAAGGTAATCCAAAGCACTGCGACTAACTTGGCCGATGTGGACTTCCCAGGAATGCCCGTGTCACTTAAGTTTATCAAACCAGGATCGAACGTACAAGGTTCCTACAAGAACTTGCGTGCACATCTCCAGTCGGATGGATATTTGACCTACATTGTTGGCGAAAAATTCCCAGAAGACCAGAAGATTAGGTTCTATAGGTTTGTCATAAATATAGATGCATATAACAAGATGGAATCTTCATTGTCCCGAAACAAGAAGAATCGGCTGGTCAAGGGCGGCACGTTTGTGTTAAAACCCGCCGAACTAAAGGATTCAATATATGAATTTAAGGATGTAGGGACGCTAGACCTGTCCAACGCAGTTTCATATACGGAAAAACTTTTCGAGGCACTTGACACAAAATTTAAGAGTTTATTTTCAACTCTTCAGGAACTTGTCAGCGCAGCCGAGAGGTTCAAGACGGATGCATCACTACAGGGAAAGAAAGCGTCAAAGCAGAAAGAAAAGACAATAAAGAAGACTGACGATACAAAGGCAGCAGCTGAAAAAATCTAACAAACCACTTGACATTTAGTGTATACTTGATTATAATATAACCATACAAAGTGAGGTGAAATGAAACAATATTCTGATGGTAAGGAACTTCACAAGCAGTTGCTTGAGGGGGTCAATAAACTTGCCGATAATGTAGCATCAACATATGGACCGAAGGGTCGTAATGTTATTTTAAGGAAGAAAGATGGAAGACCAATCATTACAAAGGATGGAGTTACTGTTGCGAGGTTTGTCAATCTCGAAGATCCGTTCCAGAATGCAGCAGTTGAGATTGTCAAGCAGGCATCTGAAAAGACAAACTCGGACGCAGGAGACGGCACAACTACATCAACCATCTTAGCGAGAGCGATTTTCTCTAAGTCCCTGGAATTAATTGAAAAAGGGTTAAGTCCAGTTGAGGTGAAGCGAGGATTGGACAAGGTTTGTGAACTTGTTTGCAACAAGATTACTGAAGCGTCTAGACCAATTTCTAGCACAGATGATGTAGCTTTCGTTGCTAAGATTTCTGCTAATAATGACCAAGTAATTGGTGATCTTATTGCCACTGCAGTGGACAAGGTTGGTAAGGGTGGATCGGTCACAATTGAGGACGGGAGATCTACTGAAACAACTCTTGATTTAGTTGAGGGTTTTAGGTTTCAATCAGGCTACTTATCTAACTATTTTGTAACGGATGAAAGAAGAAATGTTTGTAGATATGAGAATGCTTTACTTTTCTTGTGTGACGCCCAGGTTGACCAAATTCAATCTATTTTACCAGTATTGGAAATTGCCGCAAGAGAACAAAAACCGATAGTATTTGTGTGTGATGACCTTGAAGGTCAGGCCCTATCAGCACTAATTATGAACTCTGTCAGGGGATCAATGAAGGTTGCTGCTGTAAAATCTCCCAAGTACGGTGAAGAACGTCGAGCAGTAATGGAGGACCTTGCCGTCGCCACAGGCGCCAAGTACTTTAGAACTATGCTAGGCGATGACCTCAAGGGGGTTACTATCAATGATTTGGGGACATGCCAAACTGTAGAGATCTCCAAGTATGGAACGATTATCGTTGGTGGCGGTGGTGATTATGTTGACCTTCTGTCTAGGGTTGAGGACCTCAAGGTTCAGGTTAAAGAAGCAGAATCTCTTCATGACGCTGAGTCCATCCAAGACAGGATCACGAGGTTGTCCAGTGGTGTCGCTGTTATTAGGGTCGGCGCCGCAACGGAGATTGAGATGACCGAGAAGAAGCATCGCATAGAAGATGCCCTAGAAGCGGTCAGATCTGCCCAACAAGACGGTGTTGTGCCAGGTGGAGGGTTGACACTATATAGGTTGTCAAACACGATCGAGAAGGACGTTAAGGTCCTGGATCTCACAAAAGAACAATCATTTGCAGCGGACATATTCTTGAACGTTTTGCAATCTCCGATAGCAACGATGGCCGACAATGCAGGGTATGACTACGATCAGATTAGTAATCTCATAAAGAAGGAAAAAGAGAACATTGGGTTTAACTTTCTAACGGGAGATGTAGTAGATATGTATGAGGCAGGAATCATTGATCCAGCAAAAGTTACAAAGAATGCTTTGATTAATGCTGTATCGGCAGCTGGGACATTGTTAACAACAAATTTTGCAATTATAGAAGATTGATTGCCCTTGTCGCAACTAGTTATTGTGTGGATGAAGTCCAGGAGGGTTAATAAATGTCAGAAGATCTTGATAAGAACTTGGTGTTAGAGTTGACTAGAAAACTAGATAAGTTATGTTTAGCAATTGAGACAGTTAAGGATCGACAAGATGAGATGATGGAGAATGTCGGCAAGATCAAAGAAGCCGTATACAACCCAGATGAGGGACTCTACGCACGCATCAGGGCGCTTGAGTCCTGGAGAGATACATCTTCCAAGGTTATCTGGACTTTGTTTACGGCCGTCGTGGGTCTTGCAAGTGCATTGCTTATTAAAGTTTTGTAATAACACGGAGAAATAATGAAGGTAAAAGTATCTTATACGATTGATTTGGAAGAAATACCAAATAAGATTAAAGAAATTGTGAAAAAGAACGAAGATTTGATATCACAAATCAAAGAGATAACGCAGGAAATCCACGCAGGTGATCTGGGAGTTAAGTCCCTGAACGACCTGGGTAGAATGAGGCAGTTATCTGCGGACCTTTCCGAATCGTACGCTGATTGTGAGTCTATCTTGAGTGGGTTCATGAAGGCCATGTTTGTGGAACCAAAAAGGGAGGCACCTAGCGATGATGATAACGCTTGATGTACTGTCGAGAGATTCTGCATTTAATAATGGATTGGTTAGGGACGTGTTCAGCACAACACCAATGTCGATTAATACAAACTCTATTATCTCGGTGAGTCCTTCTCATCAGAACATCCAGGAAGTTAATGGTAACACCGCAGACGACCTTAAGTTTACAGAAGTTGTATATTCTATGGGATCATCCGTAGCAAGAATTACAGTCCTGGGAGAATACGCACAGGTATTGAAGTCTATGAAGGACACCAGGAGACTTCTCAATGGCTAGGGGGACAAGTTATTTAGTTTATGGGCGCTCCTCCTGTCCGTACTGCATAGAGGCCGTGCATCTCCTGGATTTTGCTGGTATAGAATATGATTTTTTTGACCTAGAGGACGATCGAGAGTTCCTAGAAGAAGCGAAGAAGTTTTATGACCACCACACGGTACCAATTGTCTTGCGCATCGACGGAGAAACTGGTATAGTTAAATTAGTTGGTGGTTGTGATGACCTGAAAGGCGAATTAAGTGATTAGTTGTGATTTAGAACCGATCTATGAACATGAAGGTATTAGGAAGTTTGCAAAAGGCAAGACTAAATTCGGTAGATATCATGGAAGTATGTTTTGGAATGTACCAGGGTTCGCATCGAAGAAGTGGGTAATTGCTGCGAGGATTAGGGTCGAGGACTCCATCCCGCCTTCGGTTACCGATGAAGATTTAATAGACGGGTGTATAGAATTTCTAAATGCCCCTCCCCCAAGAAGAAAGTTTCAGAGAAGAATTAGGAAACCAAAGTATGGAAGTCTAGAACTTCACAGTGCTAAGGTGATTAGAAAGCAAGAAGATATGTTTATCAGTGTATTGCTTATAACAGAAGAAAGAAACAGCAAACATTTTTGGGGTAAGGGTTTTGTCAGCGGGAGATAGTGATATCAAACTGAAGTTCAAACCTGATTCTCTGGAAGAATGGCGCAAATGGACTGTTGAGTGTTTGAACTTCAGCAAGGAACTTTTGAGAGCAGTACACTGTGAGGACATGAACGTCTCAGA